CATCATACGAGATGTACCTTCAGGCAACCGAGAGACTGCTGACTGATGGGCCGCTAAGCACCAACAAGTATGGCGATATCATTCCGCACCCTGCACAGACCATCGCCACCAAGAACTACAATCAGGTGTTGGCGATCATGAAGGAGTATGGATTGACGGTTAAATCACGCACAAACATGAAGATGTACAAGGAAGACGAGCCGAGTCCACTGGACAGGTTCCTCCCTTCCACCATTGAAATGAGATGAGTTATCTGAAGTATGTCGAAGATGTTCTTTCGGGGGATATAGTCGTCGGGGAGTATATTAAACAGTCCTGCGAGCGGTTCAATATATTCCGCGATAGGTATGAGTTCCGCGAAAAGGAGGTGGATAGGGTGATCAAGTTCATCTCTATCCTGCGACACTACACTGGTAGGCACGCTGGCAAGCCGTTCAAACTCGAACCGTGGCAACAGTTTATCGTGGCAAGCATCTATGGATTCTACGAGAACGGTGAGCGGGTGACCAAATCTGCATATATCGAGATGGCGCGGAAGAACGGAAAGACGGCATTCGCAGCCGCTCTGTGCCTCTATCATCTCATCGCTGACAGAGAGATGGATGCGGAGGTAGATCTCGCCGCAAACTCAAAGGAACAAGCCAAGATAGCGTTCAGGATGGCATCCAACTTCACCAAAGGGATAGACCCAAAGGGGAAGATGCTTGAGCCATACCGAGACAAGATCAAGTTCGACAAGATGTTATCCGTGATGAATGTGTTCGCTGCCGATGATACCAAGCTGGATGGGTTCAACGCCTCTATGTGGCTGTTGGATGAGTATCATGCAGCGAAGAACGGGAAGCTAAAGGATGTGCTACAGTCTTCACAGGGTATGCGCGACAATCCTATGGGTATTATCATAACAACAGCAGGGTTCGACAAGCTATCGCCATGCTATGAGTTCAGAACCATGAGCGTTGAGATACTATCCGGGTTGAAGAGCGACGACTCTCTCTTCATCGCCATCTACTCACTCGACGAGGGGGACGATTGGAAGGATAAGAACGTATGGATTAAGTCCAACCCAAACATCGGGGTGACCGTTAAACCATCATTCATCGAGGAGCAGGTTCGCAAGGCAGTGAACTCCCCGTCGGAGGAGGTTGGTGTTAAGACAAAGACGATAAACTTATGGGTTGATGCATCCGATGTGTGGATTCCAGACACCTACATCATCAATGCATCCGAAGACCTGGACATTAAGCAGTTTACCGGGATGGAGGCTTATGCCGGCATCGACCTTTCCTCTACGAGTGACCTCACGTGCGTTTCGTACATGATCCCGAAGGACGATAAGTTCTATTTCTACGTGAGATACTATCTCCCGGAGGCGGCATTGAATGAGAAGAGATTCAAGGAAACCTATTCGGAGTGGAGGCGCAGGGGTTTAATCACGATTACCCCAGGGAATGTGACCGATTACGACTATATTTTGAACGATTTGAGAGAAAAATCAGACGCGTTATACCTCCATTCGGTCGCTTATGACCCTTGGAATGCAACACAATTTGTGATCAGCTCAACCGAGAGGGGGCTTAATATGGTACCATATGCACAGAATTTAGGCAATTTCAACCGTCCGACGAAGGAATTGGAGCGACTAATCCTTTCAGGGAATGCGGTAATCGACAACAATATCATCAATAGGCACTGTTTCCGCAACGTTGTGATGGCCAGAGATACGAATGGGAACATCAAGCCTTCCAAAAAATACGAGGAGAAGAAGATTGACGGAGTGATAGCGATGCTCGAGGCACTCGGGTCGTATCTATCCAACCCGAGATATTCAGCAACAATATAGCGTTTCATAATTTTTAGTGGTTTTGAAATGAGCTCGCAGTGATGCGGGCTTTTTTTATTTCCAAAAGTGTACCACAAAAAAAAGGATATATGAAAATGGAAACTGAATGGGATTTTTCAGTAGAAAAAAGAAAAAAGAGGAGAGGAGTACACTATCAGCCACTTCATTCTATCCGTCGTGGCTGGAGAGCACAAGCACCCCGATGCTGTTGAGCACGGTTTATCGGTGTGTTGACCTTATATCTGATTCTATAGCCGTTCTCCCGCTTGAAACATATAAGATAGATCCGGAAGGATTCAAGGTGCCAGTTAGAGATGAGGATCTCTATGAAATACTGAACCTTGAACCGAACGAGGATATGACAAGGTATGTATTCTTCAAAACAATGATGGCCTCTGTGCTGCTGAAGGGCAATGCTTACGCATTCATCGAGAGAGATAAGCAGAACAAGGTTCAGCAGTTAATCTACATACCTGCCGACAAGGTGCAGGTCGGGCAGGCCACGATAAACGGCATTAAGCGTAAGAGATATCAGGTGCTTGATTTTGACTATCCACTTCCTGAAGTGATTCATCCGCGTGATATGATTCACGTGATGAACTTCAGCTACGATGGGGTAATTGGCGTATCAACATTAACCCACGCGGCCAACACGATGACCGTAGCCAACAACAGCGAATCCCACGCGGCTGGGTTCTTCAGATCTGGCGGGAATATTGGTGGCATCCTGAAGGTGGAAGGCGTGAGGATGACGAAGGAGCAGAAGGAACAGAACTACCGTGAGTGGGAGTCGCGTACCAACCCAATTACAGGCAAGCCGAACGGCATCGTGATCCTTGAGGGTAATCAGACGTATCAGCCGATAGCCGTAAACCCGAAGGACTCTCAGCTTCTCGAATCGCGCCAGTTTAACGTGATCGAGATATGCAGGTTCTTCTCCGTCTCTCCTGTCAAGGTGTTCGACTTGTCCAAGTCATCATATTCGACGATCGAGGCAACACAATTGGAGTTTCTCAACGATACACTCCTCCCAGTGATAACGAAGTTCGAGTTGGAGATCAATAGAAAAGTATTCCTGCGCAACGAGCGAAGGAATATGAAGGCGGAGTTCAACACATCTGCGCTATTGAGAGCAGATAAAGCCTCTCAATCGGCATACTGGAACACAATGTTTCAGATCGGGGCAGCATCACCGAATGAGATACGCAGGGAGATCAACCTGGGCAAGGTCGACGGAGGAGACAAGACCTTCGTACAGGTCAACGTGCAGACATTGGAATCGGCAACAAAAGTAATAACACAAGATGGAACAGAATAAAAAAGAGATTCGCAACACGTCGTTCGAGGTTACAATTCGCTCGGACAGTGACGACAGAACCGTGGAGGGGTACGCCTTGCTATTTGACACACCGTCTGACGGCCTTGACTTTGAGGAGCGTATCGACAGGGGCGCGCTTGATGGAGTGATTGAAAGAAGCAACGTTTTCGCGCTACTTAATCACGATTCCACACGCGGAATACTTGCTCGCAGCAAGAATGGGAAAGGCACGCTTCAATTAGAGGTGGATGACCTCGGGTTGATGTATCGTTTCACCGCACCCAACACATCGCTTGGAGATGAATTACTTGAATACCTGAGAAGGGGAGAGGTGAGCGAGTCATCGTTCGCATTTACGGTGGGAGTTGATGAATGGCGCAAGGATGGAGACAAGTGGGTTCGCGATATCCGAAGTATTGACAGGCTGTTTGATGTATCGCCCGTTTATGACGCCGCATATTCAGCCACATCTGTCTATACGAGAGGATTGGAGCAAGCTAAGAAGGAGATAGAGGAGAGAGAGAAGGAAGAAAAACGGCGAGAGCTGGAAGCATATTATGCAGAAATTAACAAACACTTAATTTAAATTATGGCAAAAGAGAAATCATTAGCAGAACTGCGCGCCGAGAAGGCAGAAGCTATCCAGCGCGCTAAGGAGATCACCGAGAAGGCTAAGGCTGAAGCACGGAAGTTGAACGACGATGAGATGAAGGATCACAACGAGCTGAACCTTCGCATCGCGGAACTGGAGACAGAGATCGTATCCTATGAGAGCGAGTCTCGCGGGGGCAGTATTCGCGTAATCGGAGCCAAGGAGGACAAGACACCCCTGCTTCGCGCATTCCGAGAAGCCGCACAGGGCAGCGTATCTGAAGATATGAGGGCACTGTTCAACGCCGGTAACGAGGAGATGAAGCGTTCGGGAGTATCTGGAGCGCAGAAGGGCTTCAATATACCGGTTGAATCTCGCTCTCTGACCGCTGGTGTCAACACAGAAGTTGTGTCTACCGAAAAGCAGACAATCCTTGATCCGTTAAGAAACGAACTCGTGTTTGGTAAGCTGGGCGCAAACGTGATGACCGGGCTTGTTGGGGACATCGAGATTCCTTCATACTCCGGAAGCACCTCTTACTGGAAGGGAGAAGTTGTTGCCGCTCAAGCAGGTGACGGCACATTCGATTCTGTTGTACTCGCTCCTAAGCGACTGACAACTCTGTTGGATATATCTATGCAGTTCCTCATTCAGGACTCCGTGAAGGCGGAAGAGATGCTTCGCAGAGACCTGATGAATTCCCTTCGCGAGAAGCTGGAGGCTACCGCATTTGGTTCAGCTGTTGCCGGTGACGCACCTGCCGGGCTGTTGTCCGGTACGTTGGACTACAACGGTGTTGATACCAACATCGAACTGGTGAAGATGATCCGCGACGTGAAGAAAGCCAACGCGCTGAAGGGTTCGCTTGGATTCGTGACCAACGCAGAAGGCGAAGCCAAGCTGTTGACCACCGCCATCGATACCGCCAACCCCTACGGATTTCTCGCAAACGGGGACCGCATCCTCAACTACGGTTATGCCGTAACTGAAGGCATGGGAGAGGTGACTGTAGCCACGCTGCAGGAAGCCGGTATCATCTTTGCAAACTGGCAGGACTTCGTGGTAGGTCAGTGGGGAGCAATCAACTTCCTGGTTGACATGAACACCCTGGCATCCGAAGGTATGGTACGCTTCGTGATCAATTCATTCTGGGACTTCAAGTTCCGCAGACCTGAATCATACGTAACCGGATCAATTCCCGTACTTGCTTAAATTCTGAACGATGGGCGCATATCTTAACATTACCGAAGTAAAAGCGCATCTCAATGTGGATGCCGATTACACTGGCGATGACCAATACATAGAGGATCTGATCCTTGACGTGGAGGAGATTGTCGAGAGTGAGATATGCGTTCCCATTAATGAGATAGTCACCGAGAGTGGAGCATTTCCCCGCGTACTGCGCAGGGCGATGCTCCTGCTCATCGGATCCTACTATCGAAGCAGGGAGGATGAGATCCCCAATGGAGATTCTTCGCGGATGCGGATGGCGTCTGATAGGCTTATGTCACTCCTAAGGAATTATGAGCGATGAGAGCAGGAGGACTACTATACCCCATCACGATTCAAGCCTTGACGGAAACGGTCAATGAGTATGGCGAGCGCAAGAAGACCTGGACTACCCAGGTAGAGACGAAAGCCGACATATTGCATCGAGACGGTAGAGTAGAGACCAAGAACAGCGAGATCTTCACCAGCTATACAGTAGATTTCCGTATCAGGATTCAACACCATGTAACAGAGAAGATGAGGGTGCTATATAAGGGCACCCCGTATGACATCGAGGCGGTGATTCCGAATTATGACTTGCGGATGTTGACGCTCAAAACAGTTAAGGTAAATGATTGAGGTAGATGACAGAGAGGTGATGGCCATGTTCGCGGAGATGTCTCCGAAGAACAGAAAGCGGGTGCTGACATCTGCATTGAGAAGATCGGGCAACATCCTCGTGCGTCAGACCAAGAAGAATTTACGATCCGTAACGACCAAGAGCGGAGCATTGAAGACCAGAACACCGAATAGGTGGAACGGTAAGAAGATGGAGCAAGGGGTGAAGATCAAGGTTAAGGTCGACAACAAGACGAAGGAGGCCAAGATACACCTGTTAGGTGACTTCAGACTGAAGTTCTTCGAGGTTGGCACCAGTGATCGATACACCCGAAAAAAGGGGGCCTACAGAGGTCGCATTGAGGGGTATCGGTTCTTCAAGGCCGCGAAGGAGCAGACAGAGGAAAAGATCTTCGGTGAGATGGACAAGGTTCTTTCGGAGCAAGTTAGGAAAGTAAACGAGAAGTACAAATGACACTCAAGGTAGGCGCAGCAGTTCGCACACTCCTCAACGCATCCACAGAGTTGGTTGCAAAGGTCGGTGATAGGATCTATCCAATCATCGCGGATGACACGCAGATGCCCTTCATTATCTACTCACGAGTCGGATTAACACCATCACATTCAAAGGATGGGTCGAGCAAAGATTCAGTTTTTATGACCGTGAGAGTGGTGGGTGAATACGGAGAGTCGATAGACATCGCGGAACTTGTAATCAATGCTGTAAAAGGCAAGAGAGGTATCTATTCAGGGGTAAACATTGACACGGTGCGAGTCTCTGATGCTTCCGAGGGGTGGGATGATAATAGTGGCTACGTTCAGGATATAACGTTTGAATTTTTAATAAACAAGTAATATGGCAGCAATAGCAGGAAAAGACATTATGATTTTCGTGAATGGCTCGGCAATAGCAATGGCGACCAATCACACGCTGACTCTCAACACCGAGACCAGCGAGACATCAAGCAAGGACACAGGGCTGTGGGGTGACGAGAAAGTAACCCGTCTGCGTTGGGAGGCATCATCCGATTCATTCGTTGATGGACTCGGTGCGACCAGCTCCTTCGCCACCCTGTTCGAACTGTGGAAAGCAGGAGAAGCGGTGAACATCTCCCTGGCGGTTCCCTCCAACCTGGCATCAGCCGTTGATGGAGAAGTGCCCGCAGCGGGATGGACTAAACCCACAACAGGGCAGTACGAGGGGCAGGCACTCATCACGAGTGTATCGCTCAACACACCGCACGATGGCGATGCAACGATGAGCGTATCGCTAAGAGGCGTTAAAGGGCTGGCAGTAGTTCCCGTAATATGATCATTGACGGCAAGACATACAAATTGAAGTACGGCATCAGGGCAAGGGTGCTGTTCGAGCGCATAGCCGACAAGCCCTTCTCCCTGAATGGTACGACCGATTGGGTGATCTTCATCTACGCTATGTTGCTGGCCGGAGATTCATCGTTCCCGCTTACCCTTGACGAGTTCATGGACAAGCTGGATGAAGACCCCAAGTACCTAAGCGAATCAATCAAGTGGACTACCGACCGGATGCGCATCGAGGCGCAACTCATGGAACCTGGTGACGTTAAAAAAAAACAGTAAGCTGGAGAGAGGCTTATAGAATAGCAGTTGTTGAAGGTGGAGTTGACTCCGGGTACTTCCTTGACGAGATGACAATCTACGAGGCCATGGAGTATCTGGAGTCAATTGCATATAGGAATAGAGACTGGAAAGATATGATCCGGATGGTGATGATGATGTTCACCAAGAGCGGAACGAAGCCATCAGACGTGATTAGATTTCCATGGGATGAAGTTCAGGCCGTCGCACCCCGGGAAGACGAGTTGACAAGATTGAGGGAAAAGGC